TATTATATATAATTATATATAACATATATGGGGATGCTCTGCCCGTTTCACGGGCGGCGTTATTAGTGTGATTTAACTGGAGGACTGACTATGGGACGAAAGCCGGGTAAGGTCGACATCCCTATGCACGAGGCTAAGGAGAAGGTTCTCCTGATGCTGGCCCAGGGTAGTACCATCACCCAGGCTATGGGCTCTGTCAACCGCAATGAGGTAACCTTCCGTCAATGGACGATGAAGGATGAAGACTTTAAACAACGAGCCGACAAAGCCCGCCTAGAAGGCAAGGGCGTCAAGGCTGACATGAAGAACCTGAAGGACATTTCCTTCGAGCAGTTCTCCGAAGAGTTCTTAGACACTAAGCTCTTTGACCATCACCTTGACTGGGTAGACTTGATTGAGGGGCGGCAGCCCCGCTGGGTACATCCAGCCATGGTACACGAGCCAGGTGCGGCTAACCGAGTCCTGATTAATGTTCCACCCGAGCACGCTAAGTCCACAGTCATCACGATTAACTATGTGACCTACCGACTAGCCGTAGACCCGAATGTTCGCATCATCGTAGTCTCCAAGACTCAGGGTATGGCCCGCAAGTTCCTTAGCGCCATCAAGACAAGACTTTCCCACCCTAACTGGATTAAGCTCCAGACGGCCTTTGGCCCTAATGGTGGATACAAGGCAGACTCCCAAACCTGGAGCGCCGATATGATTTATCTAGGAAGCGGACGAGACTCTGGCGAGAAAGACCCTACGGTGCAAGCCCTAGGCTTTGGCTCACAGATTTACGGTGCTCGTGCCGACTTGATTATCCTGGACGATGTTGTGATGAACTCAAATGCCCACGAGTGGGAGAAGCAAATTGAATGGCTTCAGAAAGAAGTCATCACACGCTTAGGACGACACGGGAAACTACTTATCGTAGGGACCCGTGTTGCTCCCGTAGACTTGTACAAGATGATTCGAGACGGTCAGCAATGGACTGGTGGTAAATCCCCGTTCACATACTTTGCTATGCCAGCTGTCCTTGAGTTCGATGAGAAACCACAGAATTGGAAAACCCTTTGGCCATGGACGGATAGAGCCGAAGGCGAGAAAGATGAACCAAATGAACAAGGACTCTACCCCAAGTGGGATGGCCCCTCTTTATTTACAAGACGAAGTGAAGTCGCCCCTTCAGTTTGGGCAATGGTTTACCAACAAGAAGATGTCGTCGAAGACGCTATCTTTTCGCCAGCAGCAGTTGCAGGATGTGTCAACGGTATGCGAAAGCGCGGACCACTTAAACCAGGTGCTCCGGGCCACCCCAAGTTTCTAGAATCTGCATATACGGTTATTGGTCTTGACCCTGCGATGACGGGTAACACGGCAGCGGTGGTCTTGACCTATAACCGACAAGACAGTATGATTTACATTCTCGACTGTGTAAACATGACTGAGCCTACACCTATGAAGATTCGTGCCCTGATTGAAGATTGGGTACAGCGATACAAACCACAAGAGTTAAGAATTGAAATCAATGCACACCAGAAAGCATACGCACTCGATGACGACTTGCGTAACTGGCTCTCGATGTATGGGTGCCAACTCAACTCTCACTTCACTGGTAAGAATAAGTGGGATACTAGCTTTGGTGTGGCTTCTATGGCAAGTCTTTTTGGTAGCCTTAGAGATGGAAGATTCCAAGATAACAACTCAATAGAACTACCAAGCAATGAAGGTAGCGAAGGACTTAAGGCTCTGGTACAGCAGTTGATTACCTGGAAGCCTGAGACTAGAAACCCTAGCGACTGTGTGATGGCTCTATGGTTTGCAGTGATTCGTGTACGCGAGTTGATGCAACAGAACTCACAGTCAGCCAAATGGATGCAAAACCGTTGGGCTACTAGAGCACAGACAGAGAGACGATTCTCAATTAACTTAGATGAAGCCATTGCAGAACAATGGCAACAGACATACGGATAGGAACTCCTGACTTCTTTCCAGATGGAGTAGATGCAAATGTCGTTGCGAATTTTATTGACATTGTTGCTAGAGACTTATCTGAAGTTATGGCGCCTCTGCCTGCCGTCAACTGCTCCGCAGCAAACCAAACGAGCGACCGTGCTCGTGCTTTTGCTGACAAGCGTACTCGCATTGCTAGCAATTACTTTGCTCATTCTGACTTATCCGTTCAGATGTACTCGGGAGCGGACTGGTACCTAACCTACGGCTTCTTGCCATTTGTTATTGAGCTAGACGCAGAAGCTAAACTACCTCGTATTCGCCTAGAAAACCCAGTGGGTGCTTACCCAGAGTTTGACCGTTATGGTCGTTGCATCGCATTTGCGAAGCGTTATCAATTAACGCTAGGCGAACTCGTTTCACAATTCCCTGAGTATGAGCGCTCGCTCCTTGGTGGACTTGGATACAAGCAAGAACTAAACTCTCTCATTGAGATGGTTCGCTACTATGACAAAGACCAATCGGTAATCTACTTACCAGATAAAAATAATCTTGTCTTGTCATCTGTAAAGAATCCACTCGGTAAGATGATGATTGTTGTAGCACGCAAGCCATCCATTGACGGTGAGCTTCGTGGACAGTTTGATGATATCCTAGGTATCCAGTTGCTACGCAACCGCTTTGCACTCCTTGCTATGGAAGCTGCAGAGAAATCTGTACAGTCTCCAATTGTACTTCCACAAGATGTACAGGAGCTACAGCTTGGTGGCGATGCAGTTATCCGTACCTCAAACCCAGCTGGTGTACGCCGCGTAGAACTTACTCTACCACAAGGCGCATTCACAGAACAAACTTTACTTAATCAGGAATTACGCGTTGGCGCTCGTTATCCTGAGGGACGCACAGGAAATGTCAACGCATCTATTGTCACGGGTCAGGGCGTTCAGGCTCTCATGGGCGCGTTCGACACCCAGGTCAAATCTGCACAGGCTATCTTTGCTAGCGCCCTCCGTGATGTAATTCAGATTTGCTTTGAAGTTGATGAGAAGATTTTCCCAGACGAGAAGACAATCCGTGGTGTAGATGCAGGTGCTCCGTATGAAATTACATACTCACCTAAGAAAGACATCAAGGGTGACTTCTCTGCAGATGTACGCTATGGAATGCTTGCAGGATTAAACCCTGCTCAAGGCCTTATCTTTATGCTCCAAGCTTTGGGTGGTAAACTTATCTCCAAAGACATGGCAATGCGTGAACTACCATTTAGCGTTAATGTCAGCGAAGAAGTTGAGAAGATTGAAATTGAAGATATGCGTACAGCACTTCTTGCTTCACTTCAAGCATACACTCAGGCTATCCCTCAGATTGCAGCAAGTGGTGGAGACCCAAGCCAAATCGTTTCTAAGATTGCACAAGTAATTAAGGCACGCCAAAAGGGACAGGCAATCGAAGATGCTATTGAAGAAATCTTCCCTGCACAACAACAGGTTCCTCCTGCTGGCGCACCAATGGTTGAGCAACCGTCCCCTGCTCCCGCTGCTCCGGCAGGAGGCGCTCTTCCTCCAGAGATGGAGCAAGGTGGAGCACCAGATATTATGAGCTTACTATCCAGCCTAACATCAGGTGGAGAAGCTAACGCAAGCGTAAGAACTATTCGCCGACGATAATCTAGGAGGGGACAATGACAACAATTATTGGCGTTGAATATGATGACAAGTCTGTCATTGTTGCCGACAGTCGCATTACTGATGATAGTGGTAAAGTTTATTCACATCCAGTTATGCGTAAGATTACGCAGCGTGGTGCGCTACTAATTGCAGGAGCTGGTGAAGTTGCTCCTTGTGATATAGCCCAAAACATTTGGGTACCACCAGTATTTTCAGCGAAGGATAAAAAAGATGCCTATCGCTACATGATTGTAAAAGCTATGCCTTCTCTTCGTAAGTGCTTATCTGAGAATGGTTATAACTTTGATGAACCTCACGACAAAGATAAAGATGGATTAAGATTCCAGTTTCTCATCGCAGTTGGTGGCGAGCTCTTTGATGTCGACCAAGATTTGGCGGTGATGAAGAGTGGAGAAGGATTCTACGCCATTGGCAGCGGAGGCTCTTACGCCCTTGGTGCTCTTTATGCAGGTGCTGATGCCATCGCAGCAATGGAAGTTGCCGCACGAGTCAGTGCCTACACAGCAGCCCCATACCAAGTAGAAGAGCAATACAAGTGAGCAAGTTTACAGAAGCCATTGATAAGGCTATGAGAATACTTGCCGAAGATTTAGAAGACTCTGATAGTCAGATATGTACTGGATGGGTTTTAGTAAGCGAGTGGAGTGACTACGAAGGCACACGCTATCTTATGACAGATGTAAGTGAAAACATGAACCCATGGTTAGCTAAGGGAATGTTACTATCAGCAGAAGAATATTCATACAGTCCAGAGGAGGATACTGATGGCGGAAAATAGAGGCGGTTTCAGACCAACTGCGCCACAGAACAACCCGGCAAATATTTCAGCTACAGGCGGCAATGGACAAAATCCAAGAAATATAGAACTAAAATATCGCGGCATGGGATATGGGACAACTGGACAAATAAATGCGGATGCTCGCGCAGCAGCCGGTGTCGCAGGTACCGCAGGTGCAGCAGCACCAACTGCAGGTAGAGCAATGCCTACAGCTTCTCGCGGACCAGCAGTTGTACCAATTACTGCAGAAACGCAACGCCCTGAAGAAACAATTTTCTCTGGCTCAACACTTCCTGGTGGACTTGATTTTGCAGACTTGAATCTTCCTGTTCAACCAGTGGGAGACCCAGACTTAGATACAGTAGTTGCATACTATCCAGTAATGCGCTATTGGGCAAGTCAGCCAGATACACCTGAAGCTACCAAAGAATATGTTAGATACTTAGGGACGATTATTCCACGATGAGTTCAACACAATGGGATAAGATGGGTAGTATCTATAGCGGTACATACCCACAGAACATACCTAATGCGATTAACAACCGCGTTCCATTCATGCTGGCTAAAGATGCTGCACGAAATGTACCAGCTAACCCTGGCGACTGGAATGACAGCGTTGAAGAGTTGCGTGTTAAAGGTTTAGATATTCTACAAGCTGTAACTACGCCTGTGGCGTGGGTATTTGGTAAGCTTGATGAAGCTACTGACGGTGGTGCTAGCAAACTTTTATCAGCTGGCTACAAGAATGTACGCTCAAACTACGCATTTACTCGTGATGTAGCTAACAAAAATGCAGCCCTTGGCTTGCTATCAGGTTTATTTACAACATCTGGTGCAATTATGGGTGGTGTTGTAGGCTTTGGACTAGGTGGACCTATCGGTGCCGCAGCTGGAGCCAGTGTTGGTGGTTCAATTTTTGGTACACTACAGCGCGATACAGCAAAAACTGAGTATGTTAAGAAGACTGCTAACATTTTATACCGCTCTGCTAAGCTAGCTGAGACTGATGCTGGTCAAGAAAGCTACAATTTTGGTAGAGATGTAGTAGGATTTACATCAAGAGTAACCGGTGTTAAGACTTTAGGTGATACAAGTAAGGGAATCGGTGCTATCACATCGGGCTTACTTAACTTTGGATTTGAATTAGCTACCGCTCCAGACATCGGACTTGCAAAAGGTGTCGGTGCTGTTGGTCGTAGAGCTCTTAATGCTCCGATTGATGAGGTAGGAACAGGGATTGTAAGCGGACGCCTTACTGCTAAATCAGCAGAAGAGGCAGCTGTACGCTTTGCTGAGGACATTGATATACTCAAGCGTACTGCAGCAGGTGAAGTAACTAAGTATACACCAGTATTTAAGTTCTATCGTGAGAACTCACCAGCAGTTGTTGCACAGCGTGCTGAGTTTCGTGGTGGAGACATCCCGCAGATTGCTTCTCACCTAGTAGCTGGAGCAGATGATGCTACCATCTCACTGATTCTTCGCATTGGAAGATATGACGACACAGCAATCAAGGAGCTAGACACTCTCAGTGCTGCTAAACTAGCAGAGTACACAAGAGTAGATGACGCTATTAAGGTAGCTGAACAAGGTGGAATCTCTTATGTCTCCTATAAGGGTCAGTTAATCACAGCAAACCAGCTAGCACCTACTGGCTTATCATATCTTAAGAAGGAACTAGACTCTTTGCAAAAAGAAGTACAGTGGTTCCGTGACGCTGAAATCATTCAGGGTGGGTTGACATCAAGGACAGCTTCTAAATGGTCTTGGGTTGAGCGTGTTCGCAATGACATCGCCAAGGAAAGAGCTGCTCGTAAGCTAGAACTTTCTAAAGCAGGTATCCTACCTGGCTCCCGCAACATAGATGACCTTAACCGAGAGACTACCTTCGGTGGAGTTATCCAAGGTGTGTACCAGAGAAGCCCATTCTCGGTATTTGTACGCTGGTTCGATAGGGCTACAGACGATGCCCCACGAGGAACCGTTAACTTTTCGGATAGAATCCTAGCATCTGACAGACTTCGCGCTAATATTAGAAGTTCTGTACAATATGGTGGATTAAAGGCAGATGATGGCTTAAAGCTTTATAATGACTTCATAACTGCTGGAGATGAAGTAACTAAGTTCAATCTTATACAAAATTATACCAAAAACCTAGCTGAGAACCTAGGAGATAAGTATGGCATATCAGGACTTACTGTAAGTTTAGTGCTACAAAAGTATGACGAGCTACATAATACCATAGTTGGAGCAGCTCGTGATGCCAAGATAAATAATCGTGGGTACATGATTGACCCTAATGGTGATGTCATTAAAGACCCACAACTTATCAGCCAGCTAGCTAACGGTGCATATCTTCCTGACCCAAAGATGTGGGATAAAGCCTTCAAGGACTATTCAAAGAAGTATGGCAAAGAAGCTTCATTCCCAGTAAAGGCTGCAATAGGAAGCAAATTCCTTGCAGATGAGTTCCTTTCGCTATGGAGAGGGTTTACCCTAGCCCGTGGTGGTTACCCATTAAACATCATCCGTGACTCTGCTATCCGTATGCTTGGAGATGGTGCGCTATTCCCAGCGCTAAAGATTCTTAGCACAGATGCTTTATATTCTATAACAAACTTTTCCAATACGCCAACTAAAATCAAGAGCGCTGTTGGTCAGATTGACCCTAAGAAGAATCTAAGCAATATCCGTGAGGATATAGCAGGTCGAGATGCTTATATTATCGCCCTAGAAAAAGCCCTTGATGAGGCTAAGGTAGATTTAACCCAGCCACTTTCTAGTATACCAACTAACTTTCAGAAGCATGTCAAGAACCTTAATGACATGAAGGCTACTGTTGCCGCACTGCGTGCACAAGAGAACGCTATCATATCAAAGACACCACCGGTAAAGCGTGTGTCTAAGGACAAGATTATGGTTCAGGGTTATGATTTCCCTGCCGCTAGTTCTGGTAGATTTGGTGATATCAGCATGCAGCAGCTACGCATGCGCGATGATATGCGCCGAGCAGTAGCAAGTATCCGCGAAATTGAGACGGGAAATATACGAGCTAGCCGCACAGGCAGCCGTTCGATTGCCCCGACAGAGAATGAACAACTACATTTAACCTCCTGGATGCTTATACTAAAGGACCAGGTCGGCAATGATGCGGTAGCTAGACTGCTTATGCAGGGCAAAACAAAGAAAGATATCCGTCAGTTCCTCCGTAATACAACTGAGGGACAGGAGTATATGGCTCGTATGGGTCTTCGCCCATCCGACACAAACATTGTCTACACCCGTGTGGCTGAAGTTATAAAGCAATTTGCCCCTAATAAGCAACTACATGATTTAATACTTGCTAATGATGTTACAATTGACTCATTGCGTAGACTCTATCCAGATATCAATCAGCGCCCTGTAGTGCTGACAGACCTTTCGGATGATATGCTTGGCAGGAGTAATGCGTACCGTAAAGGTAAAGCAGTACTAGATGAGACTGTAACATGGCTATCTACAGCCCCTACAACCAAGTTAATGTATGCCCCATACTTTGCATTCAAGTATCAGCACAAGTTACAGAACCTAGTTCACCTAGCAAACATCCAGGGCAAGAGACTTACCCTAGATGATAAGCAGAAGTTTGAGCGTATAGCCCGTAACTTTGCTATTACTGAATATAGGAATAAGCTAAACTCATTCCATAGAGACATGAACTATAGCGGGCTTATCAACTATGCTATCGCATTCTTCCCTGCTATTGTTGAACAGTTCCGTGCTTATGGCCGTATCACACTAGACAACCCAGATTTTATACTCAAGGCTGCTGCTATTAAGGAGTTACCAGAAAGAGTACTCCAGGTAGAGGAAGACCCATTCGGTACAGAGTATGTAGAAGTTGAACTACCTATCCTTGGGCTAACTGGACGACTTCCAGTTGACTGGTTCAACCCATTCAACCCGACAGGTT